AATCTTATTATTAATAGAGCAAACCAAAGAAAACATAAGAATAGCCAGAGATCCTTACTATAAAAAAGACACAAAAAAAGAGCCGAAAAGGATTATAACATCCAATTCGGCTATATATATTTAATTTATTCCCACCCAAGAACCCAATAGCCTAAGCTATTACATGATCTTCTAAATAAGTAGATCAACCTAATCGGTTATGTACTTCCTTATCTTTGCTCATAAGGTTTTTGTAATAATCTTTTTTCATACAGGAATAATGAGCTTTTTCTCTTTGTCCATTTTCATCTACTGATAAAAAAGATACAAAAGAATCTGTATTAAAAACAACCTTAAAACAATATCTGCACTTACCTATTTCTGCTTCAGATATTATAGGTTTCTTCCATAATTTTTTTTTCATTAAATAATTGTTTCTTCGGCACAAGCAAATCTAATAAATATTTCATGTTCATTAACATCTGCTTTGCCTATCTCAATTGATTTATCTAAAGCTGCTTGATAACCTGCGTTCATACAATTATACCAGTTGTCATAAAGGTCTGGCATTTGATGTGGAGGTAAGCAATTTCCAGCTACCCCAGAACACATAAACATTATCAAAACTAATTTCATTTTTTATCTTTTATTTTAATTTGTTCTTCTAGTTCTTTTATTTTTATGTTAGATAGTTCAAGGTCTTGCTGTGAATGTTCAAGCTTTTGCAAACATCTTTTATTCGCTGCATCCTTAGACTTACCTGCGTCTTGCAGTTCAGCTACTTCTTGTTTTAAGATACGAACTTGATCTTTATATTCGTTAATCAGGTCTAGGTTTTCTGACATCTATTTCTTTTTAAAAGTAGAAACACCTTTAATACCTAGTATCGTACTAAAAGCTCCCACCACCAAAGCTTGATAAAACATAGGTAAATTTGCAAACTTATTAAAAAATATATCTATCTTTTGTTGTATATCTGGATCATCACTAAACACAGACCAAGCCAATAATAATAGAGGGATTGAAATTAGAATAAGGCAAAATTCGTCTTTCCAATCTCCTTTATGAGAATCAATAACAGCTTTTTTAAATTCAACTTCTCCATTAGCCATTCGTTCAGCTAATTTTAATTCTGCTACAGACTCTAATTCTTTTGTCTTTCTTCTATTAGAAGCAATAGACATTCCAGTTTTTAAAATACCTGGAACTAATTTAGTTGCTAAACCTAACCACATAATATCCTCCTATAATTTTGATGATCTCATTTTACCAGCTAACTTACCTGCTCTAGCTGGAGTTTGTTTCGCCCATAAAGAGTCTAGCATTTGGAAACTAGCTTCTCCATAATCTTCTGTATCTAAAGCTTTCCACATATTTTTAAATTTAGATACACCACCTTCGCCAATTTGATAAACCATATTAATAATAACTTCTTTAGCGACATGATTAATTGATCTATCGCCAATAAGTCTTTCGGCAGCATCTACAGTTCTTTGAAAATCTTTTTCAAAAACTTCTTCACCCATTTCTTTTGGATATTCAACACCATGTTCATAGTTATCTTCTGGTGTTACCTTGTGTCCATAGAATATGGTGTCAAAATTTTCGGAGCATTTATAAATTTTATTAACATAACCTTCACATTCTTTTACTTCTGCTTTTAATTCTTCGTACATTAGTTCTCCTTTTTAAATTTGTTGTAAGTGTAATTCTGTAGTACCAAATTTTTGAATAAAGCTTTCTGCAAAAACATTCTATTCCTAAAAGAATTTTTTCTAATATACCCATCTTCTTCTCCTAGCATTTGCATCCCTCACAAGCACATAAGCCATATTCGTCAGAATGAAACTCATTTTTACAATGACATTTATGTTGACACTTCTTGCACTTTTTTGCTTTTTTTCTTTTAGGTTTTTCAGTAACTAAATTTGTTATACCTTCACAAACAATATCCATATAACCAAAAAACTTTTCTAAAATTTTATCAATCATTTATAATCCTTAATATTTTCTTATCCCCTAAATAAATTTCTGTTTCGGCTTTAACTTGCTTACAAAAAAATTTAACTCTTTCTGGATTAACTTCTTTAATTGCAATTCTTTTAGACTTTAAGCATTGGCTTAATTTTTCTTTATAAGTATGCTCAACCACATTTCCATTCAAAGTCATTATAAGTGCTACCACAATTTCAATCATGATTTCCATTAGCAAAATCTCTTTGCTTGTCCTTTAATCTTTCTACATCTTCTTGAAGCTTTTCAATTATACCTTGTTGAAATTCCAATAAGATATTTTGTTCTTGATCTGGTGCAGAAATTCCAAGATCACCTCTTGGGTATTTTACAGAAAATTCTACAACTTTTTCTAAATCTTTTTCCATCATTATAAGCTTTGTTGAATGAGAGTTTAAAGTTTCCATAATTCCAAAATAACTCCAAACTCCAACTGCAACAGCTCCAATGATGGCTACTAAATTTCTTATAGGTAAAGAAATCTGTGTATTGTCATTTACTTTCATTAAACTATTATTCCAATTTTTTTTAAAACTAATATTTGCAAATCTTTTATTTTATTGTTTTGATTTTTAATAATATCTTGATATTCAATTAGCATTTGCCACATATCCTGCATTTGCAAAGTTATATAGACACAATAAATAAGAACAAAAATTATACTAAAAGCAATTGCAATACTTAACATCCTGTCTAAAAAATTCATTAACCACCAAGAGGATTTGCAGATGCTTTAATTTCTTCTATTTGTAATTTTAATAATTCTATTTCTTTAGCATTAACCATAGGTTTAGTATGAGAATGTTCAACAGGATGGTCATGGTCTATCAATTTGTGAGTATGAGAAGTGTCTATGTTTTCTAAAGCATTAACCTTTTCTTCTATAACTGCAATTTGAGCAGAATAATCTACTGTCTTTTGACTTGCTAATTGTTCAATAGTGCTTTCCATTTTAGCAAACTTGCTAAAACCTGCACCGATAGATCCTACTAATCCTATAACAACTACTATGTTTGTTAAGTTCTTTTTAATATTATCAACCATTTTTCAATTGCTCCAGTTCTATTAAAAGTTTTTGTTTTTTTAATTTTATGTTGTGTAAAAGTTCCTGTTTCTTAAATACAGGATCATTAACTTTGTATTTATTTAAAGTTACTTCTGTGTAGAGAAGTCTTGGATCAGACATATTAAGTTGATTTAAGTATATGTCTTTACTCTTATAAAAAGGAATTGTAGCATAACCAGTTAAACTAACTTGGTCATTAGTCATTACTTCCAATTTAATTAAGTTTTTAACTTGTAAATTCTTGTCTATATCTTTAATGGCTTCATCTACTTTAGCCATTACTTTATCTATATTGATATTTTTTTTCTGTCGTATATTTTTTTGCTTGGTATTATTTGTTGTTGATACGACCTCTGTTGTAGATTCTTCGCTATTAGATTCTTCTTCTTCTTGTGCTTCAACTTCTGATTCTTTCTCAGCTTGTTCTTTTTCTGGTACATTTGTTTCTTCTACAGCTTCATTGTTTTCTTCTTCAACAGCAGCTTCTTCAATTACTTCTTCTTCTTTAACAGTTTCCTCTTTCTCAGAAACCATTGATACTGTTTCTTCATAAATTTCCTCTATAATTTCTTCAGCTTTTTCTTCTACTGTTTCAACCATTTTTTCTTTTGGCATTGATGCCATCATGGTTGGTGGAGGTTCAATAGTTTCTTCTATCTCCTCAATAATTTCTTCAACAATCTCCTTTGCCATAACCTCAACAGCAGATGGTAATGTTTCCATTTCTACCATTTCAATTATTTCTTCAGCAAAAATTTCTTCTGTAAAACTTATTTCTTCTTTAAAATATAATTCTTCTATTTCGTTAAATACTTCAGCAGTTAATTCTTCTAATACTTCTTCAATATTAGTTAATGCTGTAGATGCCTGCGCAGACAACACAGTATCATCATAAGTCATGGTAACTGAGATATTATCTAAGTTAGCTCCACCTAAAGTAGATGGTGCATTTGCATCAACACCACTTATGTTTAAATTACCAATGTTAGAATTTTGACCTGTGTATATTAATTGATCTGTAAAGTTAGCTCCATTAATACCAGTAACATCAGTTCTAATCGTTGTATTGGTGGCTAGTAAATTTCCATCTTTATCTTTAATATTTAAAGTAATAGTAAAAGTATCAGCAGCTCCTTGACCACCCCAACATCCTGAAACATTACATTCACCATTTTGTACTTCAACTGTTGAATTTAAAGTTATGCCATTGTCTAGCATATTTTGTGTAATGGTATTTGTAGATAAATTAAAATCTTGTGCTATAGAACCGCTATCGCCAAACTCTAAATCATAATTACTAGCAACATTATTTAATGTGCAGCAATCACTTAATACTTGAACATCCCCTTCGGTTGTCCACCCATTAGAATTTCCTGTTTCAAAATTACCATTAGTAATTAAATTATTTGTCGTTATTTCTTCTGCTGAAATTGTATGGGTTAATATCATCAGCAAAAGTGTCAATACGATGTATCGCATAAGCAGAAATCCCTATAAAAATTAATAACCAGATCATCTAGGATCTTTCCATTCTATATTCTTTTTAGTTTTAGATTCTTCTTTAGCTTTCTCCTTTTCTAATCTTTCAAATTCTTTTGTAATTGCTGCCTGTTCTTTTTCGTCAGCTTTTTCCCTATCTGCCATTCTTTTGACATAGGTTGTGTAATCTGGTCTTTCATGGTCGTACTTAGACCATAAAGCTAAAGCTTCCTTACCTATCTTGCCATCAATCGGACATG